AACAGTGGGAACGTGAAAACGGATTTATCAGCAACGGAAACGGCCTGGAAGCTGTGGGAACTTATGGGGGAGGTGTATTCGAACCGCTGGACCCAGAAGAACGGGGCTGCGCCGTCGAAGCTCTGGATTGCTCAGATTGGCGCGATGACTGAACAGCAAATCCGGCAGGTCTGCCGTCAGTGCATGGACCGCTGCCGGGCGGGTGAAACGTGGCCTCCGGACCTGGCTGAGTTTGTGGCGTTGATTTCGGAGAGCGGGGCAAATCCATTTGGCCTGACGGTGGATGCCGTGATGGAGGAGTACCGTCGCTGGAGGAATGAATCCTGGCGGTACGACGGGAGTGATAAATACCCGTGGCCACAGCCGGTGCTGTACCACATTTGCCTCGAGATGCGTGACAGAGGGATTGAGCGGCAGATGACGGAAGGTGAGTTAAAACGACTTGCAGAACGGCAACTGACGAAATGGGCAAAGCAAGTTGGTAACGGGATGAGTATTCCCCCGATCCGGAGACAACTCGCATCGCCGAAGTGCCCGCAAGGGCCAACGCCAATTGAATTACTGAAACAGGAATACGAGCGCCGGAAGGCGGCTGGTTTTGTTTGAATCTGAGAAACGATTTTGTCGGAGGAAATTTTAATGGAAACCGTATCTGACGCACTGAAAGCACTGAAAAGAGCCTCTTCACATGTGGTGGCAGCTCGCCTTGGAATTAGTCGTGAAGAGGCTGTCAACGAACTGTGGAAACTGAAACGCCGTGGAGAAGCGGATAACAAGGGGGCGATATGGTGGCTGACTCAGGCTGGTGAAAGTGAACCGGTGTCACCGGTACCGAAAGTGACGGCGCAAATGCTGACAGAGGCGATTGAACAACATGGCCCACAAACGGCGGATGAACTGGCATTGATGTTCGGAATTACCTCCCGCCGGGCGAATTCATCGCTGGCAATGGCAATCAGCAAAGGGTGTCTGATTCGCGTGAATCAGGATGGTAAATTTCGTTACTGCATACCGGGCGTTGATTTACCGGCAGAGCCGAAAGCAGCATCCGTAGCTGAAACGGAGGGTAAAGCCCTTCCTCAGCCAGCTGGTGTTGCGTTACCAGTCCAGGAAACGGCTGCACAGGAAGAAATTAAAACAGAAGCGGTGGAGGACATTGTGAAGTTGCAGCAATCGTTCACTGAAGCGAAAGCAGATGACCTGATTCTACCATCGCTGCATGTGGCTAACCGCGAGCTGCGCCGGGCGAAAAGTAATGTTCAGAAGTGGGAGCGAGTCTGTGCTGCGCTACGGGAACTGAACAAACACAGGGATATTCTCCGGGATATTACCGCCACCAGAGAGCAGCAGCGGTGAGTGGCTGGAAGAAGTGGCGCTGGGCTGAAATCCTGATACTCCGGCAGTGTGCGGGAACGATGAGAGTCGAAAGCATCGGTTATCTGATTGGCCGTAGTGAGTCAGCCGTCAGGACGAAAGCGCGGGAACTGGGTATCAGCATGATGTTACGGGGTGATTATCACCAGTCAGCCAAATGTTCACAGCGTGATATTGAGCTGGCGTGGCAACTGCATCAGCGTGGTGTACCCCGACGGGAAATTGCCGAAAAGTTTGGGATGAAGTTGGGCGCAGTGAATAACTACGTTTATTTCGACAGGAGGGTTCAGGAGTGAGGGTGAGGGTTTATATCGCCGGTCCGATGACGGGATATGAAAATTTTAACCGCGAGGCATTTCACAAAACGGAAGAGGTGCTGAAACGGGAAGGGCATACCGTTTTAAACCCGGCAGTACTTCCGGACGGGCTGACTCAGCCACACTACATGGATATTTGCATGGCAATGCTCCGTTGCGTGGATGCGGTTTACATGCTGAAAGGCTGGCAGCAGTCGGCAGGTGCAGGGGCTGAGCTGGCACTGGAGGAGAAACCGGGCCATGCGGTGATTTTTCAGGAGGTGGGCAGTGAATATTGACCCGGCGATAACGATTGATATGGCCCTGAACGCCGGCCTGGCACTTCTTGGTTATTTCTACATTATGTTCTGCAGCGGACGATGGCTGTCACTGTTGTTCATGAAAAAATGGAATAAACGCCGTAAGCAGGAGCAACGCCAGAAGGCAATGGATGCATTTTTCGAAGCCTTCGGAATTGACGGCATGGAACCAGGGGATCCAGCTCGCGCAATCAGCAGAGGGGGTGTAGTAATCCTTGTATATCGGAGTGAAGAGAAAAATGACGATCACAAAACAACGTGTAGAAGAAATCATATCCCGCATTGAAATGTATGGACATGGTGCAGGGTATATCGCAGACGAGGTTAATGATCTGGCTATACTGGCGCTGAATTTATCAAATATCGCGAACCTGAAGCGATACGAGCTTGATATGGGAGGTTGCGACTCGTGCGGTCAGGATTGTGGCGCTGATATGACTGAAGATCCTGATGGTGATTATGTCCTGTTTGATGACGTGGTTAAGTTGTTTGAATTTGATACAACCACTCAAAAGTTAGAAATCCCGGCAAAGGAGGCAGCCAGTGGGCAAGATTGACTATCAGGCACTGCGTGAGGCAGCACAAAACTATCAATCGACGCTGGCGTGGTATCAGGCTACCCCGGACAGCCCAAATGCTGAACGGGATTGTGATGCGGCTCTTGCTGCGTTTAAGCGTCACATCCGTCATCGGGAAGCGGATATTATCGCTGATTTGCTGGATGGACTGGAAGAAGCAAAATCACAACTCAACGAGCAGCGTGAGTATTACGAAGGCGTTATCTCTGATGGGAGCAAGCGTATTGCTGAACTGGAAGCGCGGGAAGTTCAATTACCGACTCGCTACGACCTTCGATATGGACACCCGATAAATGCAGATGAGCGACATGTCATGATACCTAAAGAAAATGGCAGTTGGCTTTACCTGATTGACCTAGAACACGCATTACGCGTCGCTGGCATTCGCATCAAAGGAGAGTGAGATGAACGGACAAATATCAATTGTTCGACCAGGAGCATGTGACGATCGCGAAATACGAATGATTATTCGTCTGGCGATGGGGAAAACAATAACTGCTCTCATTACTCCAGAAAATCTCGCATTAGCATTAACAGGAAAGTCAGACATGCCAGTAGAGCTAAAGCTGCGAAATGTTGAGATTAAGGTGAAATAGCTATGACCACTATTACCAAAGATCGACTGCTGACAATCCAGCATTGGCGCGAAACATACGGACCGGGTAGCAACGTTGTGCTTCCAGCAGAAGAAGCGGAAGAGCTGGCACGGATTGCGCTGGCATCACTGGCAGCAGTATCGGATGAACGAGCAGCCTATGAATTATTTATGGAGAAGCGTTTCGGAGAATCTGTAGATCGCCGCAGAGCAAAAAATGGCGATAGAGATTACATGGTATGGGATATGGCGCTTGGCTGGATTATCTGGTGTCACCGCGCCGCCATGCTTCAGGCTGGAAACTTTCGGGAAAATAAGGGTTCGTCAACCAATAATTTTCGGGAAATCTCGGAAACGTCAACCAACTATCCGGTAACTCCGGATGGTTGGATAAGCTGTAGTGAGCGAATGCCGGATGATGGTCAGCACGTAATTATTTTATGTGATGGCGCATTCGTTCTTTATGCGCAATATCGAGACGGTGAGTTTTTTGATGTAGTCCGTAATGGTGATGAATTTTTCGAAACACAGAGCCGCAATGTAACCGACTGGATGCCGCTACCAGAACCGCCGCAGGAGGTGCGCCAATGATCTGGCCTGAAGCCTTTGCAATTACAGGCGTTGCTATAGCTATTGATTTTTTAGTATATGTTATTTGTCGGTGGGGGTAAAAACGTTCGCCGGGATTCACACCAAAGGAGGGAATATGTCGGATGATATTTCACTGGCAATGGAAGGTGCGCTGGCTGTTATTGCTGTTGTGGGCGTTTACTGCCTGGTTGTGTTTTTGATGGATCGACTAGGGAACTGAATTCATTACGATATGGGAATTCCCATATCGGGTAAAAACGGTTTGCGGTAAAGCGAGAGTTAAGTAGAATTGCTGCGGGTGCTTGAGGCTGTCTGCCTCGGGCATGCCACCGTAAGGTAGACAGAGAAAAGCCCCAGTTAACATTACGCGTCCTGCAAGACGCCTAACATTAATCTGAGGCCAATTTCATGCTAGACACATGTAGGTTAGCCTCTTACGCGCCGAAAGGCAAGGAGAAGCAGGCTATGAAGCAGCAAAAGGCGATGTTAATCGCCCTGATCGTCATCTGTATCACCGTCATAGTGACGGCACTGGTAACGAGGAAAGACCTCTGCGAGGTACGAATCCGAACCGGCCAGACGGAGGTCGCTGTCTTCACAGCTTACGAACCTGAGGAGTAAGAGACCCGGCGAGGGAGAAATCCCTCGCCACCTCTGATGAATCAGGCATCCTCAACGCACCCGCACTTAACCCGCTTCGGCGGGTTTTGTTTTTTCCTGGCATTCTGGTTTACAATTCGCACGCCAGCCTGAACAACTGGCACCTGCTGCGCCAGCAGAGACAACCGATGGCGCACGATACCAAATTATACAATTCTGATGATTCTGCCGTCTTTGCCAGCAGGCGCGGACGGTGTTTTCACGCATTCAAATCTGACTGGTACCAGCATCCCCCATGCACTGAAGAACAGGCCGAATGGCTCATTCAGTGTTACCGCAGGCGCGGATGCGAGGTTAAAAAAGCCCTTAGCCTCGACTACCGTCACTGGATAATCTCCGTCAGGCTCCCTTACTCCGAACGGCCACCGCGTCCGTCCCGCACATTCCAGCAACGGATCTGGAGGTAATGTGCGGGTATTACTTCGACCTGTTCTGGTACCGGAACTCGGTCTGGTTATCGTTAAGCCAGGCCGTGAATCAATGTCAGCATTCCATAACGGCAGAATACTGGTGGAGCCGGAACCAAAAAGCATGCGAGCTCTGCCGTCCGGGGTTGTACCTGCCGTTCACCAGCCGCTGGCGGAAGATAAATCACTACTGCCATTTTTCAGCGATGAGCGGGTGATCCGTGCTGCGGGTGGCGCTGGTGCACTGTCTGACTGGTTATTACGTCACGTGAAATCCTGCCAGTGGCTACACGGTGATTATCATCATAGCGAAACCGTCATTCACCGTTACGGTACCGGCGCGATGGTGTTGTGCTGGCACTGCGACAACCAGCTGCGGGAGCAGACATCTGATTCACTGGATCAACTTGCTCAACAGAATCTGGCCGCCTGGATGATTGACATCATCCGTCACGCAATGAATGGCGCACAGGAGCGTGAATTATCTCTGGCTGAATTATCCTGGTGGGCGGTCCGCAATCAGGTGGCGGACGCGCTACCGGAAGCGGTATTACGTCGTTCGCTGGGGTTGCGTGCGGAAAAAATCCGCTCCGTATACCGTGAAAGCGACATCATACCGGGAGAACAGACCGCCACCAGCATACTGAAGCAGCGCACAAAAAATATTGCGCTACCGTCTCACACCCACCAGCAACAGAACCCACCACAGGAAAAGACGGTGGTCAGCATTGCCGTTGATCCGGAGTCTCCGGAATCCTTCAGGAAACGACCTAAACGTCGCCGCTGGGTAAATGAGAAATACACACGCTGGGTAAAGACACAGCCGTGTGCGTGTTGTGGTAAGCCAGCGGACGATCCTCATCATCTGATTGGTCATGGTCAGGGCGGAATGGGAACAAAATCCCACGATATTTTCACGCTACCGCTGTGTCGGGAGCATCACAACGAGCTTCATGCGGATCCGCTGGCGTTCGAAGAAAAGCATGGTTCCCAGGTTGATTTAATTTTTCGTTTTCTTGATCACGCCTTTGCAACCGGCGTGCTCGGGTAAAAGAGGTTACTGATGCGTATAGAGTTTGTTTTGCTTTACCCGCCGACGGTGAACACCTACTGGCGACGTCGTGGCAGCACATATTTTGTATCAAAAGCCGGTGAGCGTTATCGCCGGGCTGTGGCGCTTATTGTTCGCCAGCAGCGGCTGAAATTAAGCCTGTCCGGAAGGCTGGCGATAAAGATTATTGCCGAACCACCGGATAAGCGCCGCCGTGACCTGGACAATATTCTGAAAGCGCCGCTGGATGCGCTGACGCATGCGGGGTTGCTAATGGACGATGAGCAGTTTGATGAAATCAATATTGTGCGCGGTCAGCTCGTTCCTGGTGAGCGGCTGGGGATAAAAATCACAGAACTGGAGTGCGCATGAATAACCACTATTTACAGTTTGTGCGTGAGCTGCTCATTATCGCTACCGCCGATTTGAGTGGGGCAACAAAAGGTCAGCTTGAAGCCTGGCAGGAGAATGCCATGTTCGATACAGGGCGTTACAGGCGAAAAAAAATCCGGTACCGCGATGAAGTGACTGGAAAAATGATAACGCGGGATAATCCACCAATCCCGGGAAACAATCGCTGGCGAAGGTGACGTCAATTCCTCTGGTCAGTCCGGTTGAGTTTTCGAC